ACCGCCCTTAAACAAGGCGGTTTTTCTATGCCCGAAAAAAGTCATTCTGTCAGCTGGCACTAACAGAATGACTGAGCCTGTTGTATTTAGGAGTGATGTAATGATTGTTAATCACAGAAAAGTAGCTGAAACTGCTATAAGTGCAATGCACAAGATCGTTGAAAATGACTGTAACATTTATGAAGCCAGAGAAGTGTACCGCACAATACGAGCTGTTATTAATAGTTCACAGATTATGCCGGAAACTATTGAAAAGGTAGTTTGTGAGGAACTGGCAAAAAGATATGACGATAAGGAACTTAATTCATCGACGAGTGTATTTTAGCTTTATACAGGAAACCTCAACTTGAATTTCCTCCGTTTCTTTTGAAGTCCTGTATATAGATATGCGGCAATCTACACTTCCGTTTGTGCCCAGAATATATGCGTTATGATAGCTTGGGAGATTTGTTTCGAGCAGCGGCGGTTCGATAGCGGAAGTCTGACTGAATCCGATGCCGCAATAGTCGCATATCTCTCCTTCAATCTTGAATTGATTAAATGAATCGCATAAAAATTTTAAATTATCTTTAGTCATAATACCACCTCGCTTTCTTAGGCTCAATTTAATGATAACACAATCAAATATTATTTACAAGCGTTTTTGCAGTCAGCTGCAATGGCGCATTTTTTATGTCTGAATGAAAGGGTGATACAGATGAAAATCGAAATCAGGAATGACGTGGCTGTTATAAGCGGCTATGTGAATGCTGTGGGACGTGACAGCAGACCTATCACGGACGTTAGGGGGAAATTTGTTGAACAGATAGAACCCGGGGCTTTTCGGGCTTCTCTGGAGCGTTCGGGGAATGTCGACTTGTTGCTTAATCACGACAAGTCGAAGGTGTATGCGTCTACTAAGGACGGGAATCTGAAGCTTACGGAGGACAACATCGGTCTGAGGGCTGAGGCTGTGCTTACCGATGCGGAGATGATACGCAAGGCACGTTCGGGAGAATTCAGAGGTTGGAGCTTTGGAATGTATGTAGGCGACTCCGATATGGAGGAACGTGCGGAGGGTGTCCCCCGCCGTCATGTTAAGTCGCTTAATATGTTTGAGGTTTCGCTTATTGACAAGAGCCGTATTCCCTGCTATGTGGGGACTTCCGTTGAATGCCGTGCCGAGGGTGAGGACGTTTTGGCGGAGCTGAGATATTCCGAGGAAGAGCCTGAGATAGTTGAGGAAGAGCGTTCAGAACCTGAGCCTGTTGACTATTCCGCTGTTGATGATGTTATTGCGGAGCTTCGTTATGGGGCGGTGGATAATGTTATTGCGGAGCTGAGGTATAATCCTTATCATGACCCTAGTAATGGGCGGTTTACCAGCGGCGGAGGTGGCGGGGGTGGCGGTGTGCTTGTGGTTGAGAAGGGGCAGAAGGGTAAGGGTGTTTATGTGGTTGATAAAAACAATGGTGAAGATTTCGACGATGAAGAATATAAAAAGTGGTCTGAGGGAAAAAGCGGAGCCAAAAGGCAGCTTGATAAAACTCAGATTGACAGGGCAAATGCACAGGGTTCTAACATATATGAAGCCGGAAGTGCAATCGCTCGCACTTATGACAGAGAATATGACGAAATCGGAAATCTGAATATTTCCGATGCTGAAAAAGCGGCAGCACGAGATAAAATATATGAGTTTTCCGCTGCTGAATTACAGGCAAGGCAGAAATATTTTGATTTTTACACAGCAGGTCCTGCACGAAAAGTTTCAGGTTCTGACAAGGCTTTGGAAAAATCAATGAATATATCGAGTGAACACCAGTCATATATGAACTCTTTGCGTGATAAATCCGCAAAAAACACTTCTGCTCAAAAAGAAAAAGCGTTTTCTTCCGCTTTTAATGCAGAAGCTCAGAAAGCAAACGCTTCGGGTGCTCGTGAAATAGTAGTTAATGGAGAAACTTGGTTTAGGACTACTAAAACAAGCAGCACTTGGACTAAGGGTACTCTGAAAGAATATCAGGCAAAGAAAAATTTTCAGAAATCACAAAAGGATTTGCCTATGGTCAAAAGAAGGGGTTGGAGCGAGTTAAGTGCTGATGAAAAAGCACAGTATTACCGTTCCTTCGACCCTATTGACAGCAAGCTTGAAGAGCTGAGAAGTTCTGACCCTGCAGACGGCGGGTAGCTTTGCGGAATTGCGGTTTAACCCGTATCACGACCCGTCTAACGGTCAATTTATTAGTGGCGGTGGAGGTGGCAGATATTATAAACCGCAAGGACTTTCAAGCGGTAAGAATAGATTTAGGTTTTATTCTAACGGCGGCGGTTCGGGGGTTGACAAATCGGTAGAAAGTGATATAATAAGCAATAGAGATTGTTTTATTCACCCGGATAAGGTAAACAAATACTTTTTAAAACCAGGAGCTAAACATTCAAATGAATTTTTTGATGTCGGATATACTGTTAATGATGGAGATAAGCTTACCAAAGATTTAACCGAAATTTTTGATTATTCAAAAGCTGTCGAAAAGAGCGTGACAAATTCCGGTGCTGAAAAATTCAGTATATTTGCAGAGTTAGGCGTTAGTAAAAAGAAACGTTTCAGAACAGTGTGGCAAAAAGATACGCCCAAAAGCAAGCCGAGAATAATTACTGCTCATAGGGAGGATTGAGATATGTACGAAAAAGTCAGAATGAAATCAACAGGTATAACAGGAACAGTCGTTGATATTTTCTTATCCAACGGAGAAACTATTTATACTGTTGAAAGCAATATTGAAAATGCTCCCGGTGGATACGGCGGTAAATGGAAGCTGTATGAATGCACAATAAATGACCTTGAATTCATTGCCGATTAATAAATCTATATAGCATTTGCAAGTTAATATGTTTTCAAGCGTTCCGCTCTCACCCGAGGGCAGGACGCTTTTTTATTACCCAAAGGCTTACCGCCTGAGGGCATTTTTTATGCCCAAACGGCTGTAAATACACAAACATTCAACCAAACAAGGAGGAAAAACTATGGCAACTATTACACTGAAAGCTCTCGCTGAGCAGAGAGCGGCACTTCTCGCTGAGATGGAAGCTATTTCCGAAACAGCGAAGGCAGAAACAAGAGCGTACACTGAGGAGGAGCTTTCCCGTGCCGAGGAGCTGGAAGCTCAGATCAGGGCTATTGATGCTACTTACAAGGCTGAGGAAGCTCGTGCGGTTCTCGCTGCTTCTCCTAAGGCTGTCCCCGTTGATGGTGAATTTACGCCCACCGACAAGACGGAAGCTGAGGAGAGAGCATTTGCGCAGTACATTGTGGACGCAAAGGCAGAGTTCAGAGCAGGTGAAAATCTGACTATGTCTGCGAATGGTGCGGTTATCCCCACATCTATCGTCAACAAGATTATTTCCAAGGTCAAGGAGATCTCTCCCCTGTACGCTATGGCGACTAAGTACAACATCGGCGGCACTATCACTATTCCATACTATGATGAGTCTACATCTGCTATCACTATGGGCTATGTGGAGGAGTTTACCGAGCTGGAGAGTCATGTCGGCAAGTTCAAGAGCATTGAGCTTAAGGGTTATCTGGCAGGCACTCTGTCTGTGCTTTCTCTCAGTCTTATCAATAACTCACAGTTTGATGTTCTCGGCTATATCGTGAACAAGATGGCGGAGGCTATTGCGAACTGGATAGAAAAGGAGCTGCTGCACGGCACTTCCGACAAGATCACAGGTCTGAGCACTATTTCCGACGATATGACTGTAACTGCTGCTTCTCAGACTGCTATTACCGCAGACGAGATCATGGAGCTTCAGGACAAGGTAATTGACGCATTCCAGAACGGTGCTTGCTTCATAATGAACAGAGAAACACGTTCTGCAATCCGCAAGCTGAAAGACTCCGACGGAAACTATCTGCTTAACCGTGACATTTCCGCTAAGTGGGGCTATACTCTGTTTGGCAAGGACGTTTACACTACCGATAACGCCGATACTATGGCGGCGGGCAAGACTGTCATTTACTACGGTGATTTCAGCGGTCTGGCTGTTAAGCTTTCCGAGGACGCGTCTATCAATGTTATTCGCGAAAAGTACGTTACACAGCACGCTATTGGTGTATATGCGTACATGGAGCTGGACTCCAAAATTGAAAATGCTCAGAAAATTGCTTGTCTGAAAATGGCGGGTTGATGATATGAGAGTGCGTGCGAAGTGTAGCTTTGCGGGCGAAGTATCTATGGCGTTAAATGAGGTCAGGGACGTTCCCGAGGGGGACGTTCTTGACGACCTCATTCGCTGTGGGTATGTGGTTCCCGAGGAGGCTGAGAAAAATGAAAATATCAACGTTAGACCTAAGCAGCGTAAAGCAGTATCTGCGGATTGATACCGAGGAAGATGACGAGCTGCTTGCGAGTATCATGGCGGCGGCTGAGGGGCTTATAGTCAGCTTGACGGGGCTTTCCTCGGACGCTGTCAGAGATATTCCGGAGATGGGGTATGCGTATCTCTGCATTTGTCAGCAGATGTATGATGTGCGGGATATGACTGTTTCAAAGGATAGTCTTAACCCTATCGTGCAGCAGATAATCTATGCTCATGCGGTGAACTATTTGTGAGGTGATTTGATGAATGCTTCAATGCTGAAAAATAAGATCACTATTCAGAAAAAAGAAGCTGTTGCCGATGATATAGGACGTATTTCAGAGAAATGGTCCGATTTCATGGCGGTGCATGCTTATGCGAACCGACTTTCGGGGCAGGAGCTGATAGTTGCGGCGGCTAATGGGCAGCAGGACACGGTGACGTTTTCCGTTCGGTACTGCTCAAAGCTTTCGAAGCTCAACGGCAATGATTTCCGCATTGTTTTCATGGGCAGGGTTTTCAACATTCTGACTGTTGACAATGTTATGTTCCTTAATAAGGAGCTGAAAATTCGGGCTGTTGAGGAGGACGGGAGAGTATGAGCAGAACGTCCTCTGAATTCGACGTAACGGAGGTTGTAACGGCTCTTAACCGAGAGTGCGGGAAAACTGTCGAGGAAGTTGACAAGGCTATTGCAGAGGCGGGAAATGCCGCTCTTGACTATCTGCTTGAAAATTCCCCCGTTGACACGTCTAAATCTGCTAAGCTCCGCATTTCGGGCGGTAAGCTAAAAGGCAGCTCGGGCATATACCGAAAAGGATGGCGTATTAAACGATACACGGAGAATGGTGTTAAGGCTGTTAAGGTATACAACGAAACCTGTTATCAGCTGACGCATTTGCTTGAATTCGGGCATTTGGCGAGAAACGGCAAGTTTGTTCAGCCTGTTCCGCACATTAAGCAGGCGGAAGAGCTGGCAGAACAGGTTCTGGAGGACAAATTGCAATGACATTGAAAGATGTTTATTCTCTGTTGCTTTCTTCCGGTTATCCTGTGGCATACAGGGACTACACGGGAGAGGTCAAGAAGGAAGTTCCAAAGCCGCCGTTTATGGTGTACAGCGTTCTCTCGGAGGATTTTGACGGCGGCGATATGCGGAAATTTATCCGAAATAGTGATATAAATGTTGAGCTGTACACCGATGGGAAAGACCTTACGGCGGAAGAAGTCGTTGACCGTTTGCTTATAGATCTCGACCCCGAGAAATATGAGTCTATGGTTGACGACGGCTTCATGCTGGTAAGATACACATTTACGATAAGGGACTATGTCCCACGAAAGGAAGGTAATTTAAATGGCTGAAACTACAAAGGTTACTGCGAAAATCGAGGAATACACTCTCGGCTCCGGCGATCTGTTTATCATGGAGTACACCTCCGGCACGGCTGTTACTGCCGATGACGTTATCACAAATGGCGAGCGTCTGGGCGAGGTCAAGGGCGGTGCTTCTCTGGAGTATACCACAGAAACCAAGGAAGAGTCTTCTGACCTGGGCAGAACAAAGATCGTTATCATTTCCAAGGAAGATGTAACGCTGAAATCGGGCGTTATGACATGGAACGGCAATACCCTTGAAAAGCTGTGTCAGACTGCACGAGTTACCACAAATGAAACAAAGCGCACTATTAAGATCGGCGGTCTTGCTCACGCTTCCAACAAGTCTTATGCTCTGGCATTCCAGTACAAGGGCGACGGTAAGGAAGGTCTTACAGTGCTTATTGTTGGTAAGAACACTGCGGGCTTTACTCTGTCCTTTGACCCTGATAATCCGACTGTAATTGACGCAGAATTCAAGGCACAGGCACTTGACGACGAGGGTACACTTCTTGTTATTGAGGAAACTATTGTTGCCTGATGAACAAGGTTAAGAAACTGTCTGTTTCGCTGACTATCGGCGGGGAGAGAATTGTTCTTTCCCCGCCGAAAATGTCGGCGTTGTATTTGATGGCGGAGATGTCGCCCACTCAGGCGGCGGAGCTGTTTACGGGGTTTAAACTGTCGGAAACCGATAGCTTGATGGTGTGCGAGGCTGTTTCCCGTGTTGTGGAGGACGCTGTGAACCGTCCCGAGCTGGCGGTTCCCTACTATCCCGACAAGCAGGAGCAGATACCGTATGAGCTATTCACGGGCGGCGAAAAGCTGATTGCCGAATATTCTGGGCTGAGTGTTCCCGAAGTGTGCGAGCTGGATATTTACGATTTCAGAATGCTTCTCAGAGATGCTGTCATTTACAACAAGATACAGACGGAAACGGGCAGAAAATGGCTGAGGGACGCTTACCGCATTACTCAGACTGTTCCCGACATGGATAAGCTGAGAAAAAAATTCGATATTAAGAAGCGGGTGATTTCAGATGGCGTTGAGGAAAAATGCGAAGATTAAGGGCGTTACCGTTGAGATAGGCGGTAATGCTACCGGTCTGGGAAAGGCTATCAGCGATGCACAGGGCAAGCTTACAAGCCTTAATCAGAGTTTGAAGCTATTCGACAAGAATGCGGAAGCGGCGTTTCAAAGCGGTGCTGACTCGTCAAGGATATTTGCCGATAAACAGCAGGCACTTGCGGAAGCTGTGAAGGAAGCGGAAAAACAGCTCAATGGGCTTATTCAGGCGCAGGAGGAAGCTAACAGGCAGATAGCCGAGGGTACTAACCACGAGGAGCTTGACGCTGATGCTATGCGCAGGCTTGCTACCGAGATACAGCGGGCGGAAATACAGCTGCAAAATCTCCGAAATGAGCAGCAGCTTATGAACAATGGCTATATCAACGCTGCCGATGCGGCACGTCAGGCGGCTGCGGCTCAGAGAACGGCTGCCGAACAAGCTGCGGCTGCTCAGAGAGAGATGGCAGAACAGGCGGCTGCGGCTCAGCAGCGGCTTGCACAGGCGCAGTCAGAATTACAGACTGCCAGAAATAACCTTGGCACATTTGTTACCCACACGACTTCGTTCGACAATCTGAAAACAAGTGTTATGGGCGTTGTCGATGCGTTCAAGGCTCTTGCGACGGCTTCGACTGCTGCTCTGACTGCGGCGGGCGGATATGTAGTAAACGTCGGCACGAAGTTTGAAGCGTCGATGTCAAAGGTACAGGCACTTTCGGGAGCGACGGGAGAGGACTTTGACAAGCTTTCTTCTGCTGCTAAGGAAATGGGCGCTACCACATCGAAAACAGCTTCTCAGGCTGCAGACGCTCTGGGTTACATGGCTCTTGCGGGCTGGAAAACGGAGCAGATGCTCGGCGGTTTGGAACCTATTCTTAGGGCTTCCGAAGCAGGTGGTATGGATCTGGCGACATGTTCCGACCTTGTCACCGACTCTATGTCCGCTATGGGCATTGCTGTTGAGGATCTGGGGCATTATTTGGACGTTGTGGCGAAGGCTCAGAGTTCTTCCAATACTTCAATGCAGCAGCTGCTTGACGCTTATGTACAGTGCGGCGGCACGCTCAGAAATCTGAATGTGGATATCGAGGAGTCGGCGACATTACTCGGTGCGCTTGCAAATCGTGGTAAAAAGGGTGCAGAAGCGGGTACGGCTCTTAACTCTATCATGGTAAACCTTATCGGCGCAAACCGCTCCGCTAAGACTGCTATGGACGAGCTGGGTGTTTCGGCTTGGGACTCAAACGGTAATTTCATTGGTTTGAAGGAAACGCTGGAGTTGCTCGGAGATACTCTGAAAAATCTTGACGATGATGAGCTTGAAAATAATTTCGTTGCCAAAATCGGCGGTAAGACACAGCTTGACACTTTACAGGCGTTACTTTCGGGCGTTAATGAAGAGTATGACGATTTGTTCAAAACTCTGAACGACTGTGCGGGCGCTTCCGAGGACGCTGCTAAGACTATGCAGCAGAATCTTACGGGTTCGATGACTATGTTCGGTTCCGCTCTGGAAGGCGTGGGCATTGAAATTTATGAGAGCTTCAAGGAACCGCTTACTCAGGCGGTGAACGAAGGCACGGATATGCTTTCGGGGCTTGTTTCCCGTATTTCAGATGGTGACCTGTCGGGCACTGTGGAAAAGATCGCTAAGAGCTTCGGGAAATTGGTGCTTTCGGTTGAGGATTTTGCTATAAATGATGGCTTGCCTGCTTTACTGAATTTTCTCGAATTTGTTGCAAATCATGGTGATGCGGTCGTTGCGGCATTAAAGGGCATTGTTACATATATGGCGGCTGACAAGTTGGTTAAACCTGTTACTTCGCTTGTGGCGGTCATTTCCGACCTGAGAAAAGTTCGTCAGGCTATGGCGGCGGTTACGGCTGCGGAAACGGCGGCTACTGCTACGAACACGGCTGCTCAGACTGCTAATGCGGCGGCTACCGGTGCGGCTGCAGGCGCTCAGAGCGCCCTTAATGCGGCTATGAAGGCTAACATATGGGCGGCTGTTGCTTCTCTTGTACTGGCGGCTGTTACGGCGGTGGTTTCGTATGTGCAGAATATTGAAACGTTGGACGACAAGCTTCAGGAGATCGAGGATAAGTACGATGAAGCGGCTAAGGCTGCCAAAGATAGAGCAGATCAGGCTGATGATGAAATAGAAAACGTTCAGCAGCTTGCGGGCAATTATGAACGTCTGCGGAAAAAGTATGAGGAAACAGGCGAAGGGCTTGCTTCTCTGAAAAAAGCCGCTGAGGATTTACAGGCGGCTGCTCCCGAATTTGGGGAACTGCTTGATGAACAGACAAACAAGTACCGTGCTCTTGGTGACGAGATAAACAATGTCGTTGAAGCTATGCGTATGCAGAGGGACGTGCAGAAGGGCAAGGATTTATGGTCTGCCGAGATGGATAAGCTTGACGAAACTATTGCACTTTTCAATGAAGCAAGACAAGCCAAAATGGACTACATGACTGAAACGGCTGAAATTGCCCGAAATAACGGCATGAAGTTTGAAGATGTAGTCGACCATGATTATCTTGCAAAGCTGGATCAAGCTGTAAAGGATACTGACGCTGCCCGAAGAGAAGCTGAAAAAAAGGTCAAAGAAGCCGAAAAATCCCTTAACGCCGCTTATGACAAGTATGCGGAAGTGGAAGAGGAAAACGCCAAAAATGCCGCTCTCCCCGTTGCCGAATATGTCAATCAGTATGTGGAGAGCATGAAAAATGCTACTGCACAGAGCTTTGATGAGTATTACGCATGGATAAATGACAGATTTGCCGAATTTGAACAGAAATATAATGAGCTGAAAGATTCTTTTGAAGTAGGCGACATTAACGATGAAGCATACAGGCAGGGTTTAACGTCGCTGCTTGATGAATACGGCATCAAGGGGCTTGACATTTACCACAAGTACTACAAGGAGCTTAAAAAGCTAAACAATCAGTATAACAAGGAGATAGAACGGCAGAACAAGGAAGCTGCCGATCAGGCGGAGAAAGACCGTCAAAACGAACTCAAAGAGGAAGAGGAACAGCGCAAGAAAAGCCTTGAAAATGCTCAGAAGTTCTATTCCGAACAGGCTAAAGCCCACAATCAGACAGTCAAGAAAATGACCGATGAATATAACAAGGGCATGTCTGACATCGAGAAGGAACGGCAGAGTTTTTTGGACAGAATATCAAACACAAGCCTTAACGATGGTGACGGCTTGACAAATCTGGACGCAGAACGGCGGAAAATAGCCGAGTACCGGAAAAATCTTGAAGACTTGAAGGGAAAAAATCTTTCCGAGGATATGCTTAATGACATTAAGTCAATGCCGTTGGAAGAAGCGATGCAGCTGGCGAAAAATCTTAACAGCTTGAAAGATGATAAGTTGAAGCTTTGGATGGACGATTACAAGGCGTTGGACAAGGAACGGCAGAATTTCACAAGTGAGGAATATGACGATGATGTGGCTGCATTCCGTAAGAACTTTGCTTCCAAAATTGAGGACGTAACCGTGGAGCTTACCGAAGCGGGAAAGAATGGCGGTATCAACTTTGCGGCGGCGTTTCTGGAAGGCATTGAACAGGGCATAGGCGGCGGTGAGCTGTCACGGTTGTTGTTTGAAAATCCCGAGGAAACGGCGGCTGCAAGGGCGGCTTTGGCGACAGGCGGAAATGCGGCTGCGCTTACTTCCGGTCAGGTAACGCCTACTATTCAGGGCGGGGACGTTGTGTTCGCTATTGATGGTAACGTTATCGGGAAATATGCTGTTAAATACATCAACGATATAGCAGCTCAGGGCGGCAGCACTATCAATTTCTAGGAGGGATAGAATGTCACTTAAAACGGGAATTGAGGTTAAAAACGGCGGCAGGACGGTCACTGTCGGCGGGTATGTTATGGATAACATCACTTCTTATGATGTGACCGTAAAAAAAATCTATGATGAATCGTTTAGCTTTACGGCGGCTGATGGTAAGGATTTTAAGGTTTTTAAGGGGACTAAGACAAGTGTTAAGCTGAAAACAGGACGGTTGTCCCCTGAGAAGTATGCGGCTCTCAAAGTGGTGCTTGATACGGGTTCGGCGGTTGTTTCCTGTGGAGATCTTGATGGTGAATGCAATATCTCCGATGTGTCCGTGAAGCTTGACAAGGACGATTTCTACGGCACTTTTTACTATGTGGATTTCACTGCCGAGCAGGCAGGGGTGACAGTCCCCGACAGTCTTTAGCAATGCTTTGGTATGGAGCTTGACTATCGACAACATTGCTATTCCCTTTGACAGGCTGGCGAATATCCGGGTTTCGTCCTCGTTTTCAGGGCTGGGAACGTCGGGCGTTTGCAGGCAGGTGTTGTCTGCGGACATATTCCTTGATGGTGAGAGCTTCTCGCAGGGGGCGAAATGCGTGCTTTCCGACAGCGAGGGGAAGTTTAAGTTCCCGAATTTCTACATTAACACAAGGCGGAAAAAGGGCAATGTGCTGAGTATTTCCGCTATTGACAGGACCGTTTATCTCGGGCAGGCTTTTGATTACAGCGTTGTAGCGACTGAAACAGATGATAGATACGGTCTGACTGATGGTGAGGTTGCCGAGGACGCTGTTGTGCTTATATCCTCGGTGATGTCTGCGCTGTACACGCAGTGCGGTTTTTCGGGGATTTCTTACAGCGATGGTGCGGTGACTAAATTCCCGTATTCGTATGTCAAGGGAAAGAGCTGTCAGCAGATAGCTGAGAGTGTTTCAGCTATGCTGTGCGGGTTCTGGGCTTGCGATGGTGAGAACAGGCTTGTGTTCAGGCGGTGGTGTGCTCCCGACAGTGTTCTGACTGCTTCGGCGGCTTCGGAGATAGTCACTACATCGGAAAAAGGTCCGATAACTAGGGTTGTCGCTACAAACAGTATCACGAAAAGCACGTTTGACACGCTTGGAAGCACGGATTTCATGGAGATATTAAAGGTATCTGCGGACTATCTGACTGCTGCGCAGGCTGATGCGGTGCTTTCGGCGTATTCCGGGAAGATGTTCTACGGCTGGAGTGCTAAGGCGGAGCTTGAAGCGGTGGCGGAGCTGGGCGGAGATTTCGGCGGTTATCCCATAGGTCGTTACACGATGGTGCCGCATTTCAACGGGCTGGGTGCCGAGCTTGGGGCTTCGGATTTTTCGGAGTCTGAGTTTGATTATATCGGCGAGATCTCTGCGAAATTGTCCCAGAAGTTGGGGCTCTGTGAAATACGAGGAAATGTGACTGTCAGCGATAATGGATTGGAGTTGGTGGGACGGTATGATTAAAAAATTTGGATTCAAGCAGGTCGATGATATTCGGGGAATGTTTCGGTTTGTTGGCGCACTGGTTTGCGGGCTGCACCCTTCCAAAATATCTGTTTCCGATGGTGCGATTGGGTTTACGTACAAAGACGAGGATAAGGAGATAACAAGGTCTTTCGTCCTGGAGCGCACCGACGGAAAGATTACCGCCTTTACCAACCCCGACGGGACACGGACGGAGGTGCTGAGAAATGGTTGATGAGGATTTTGTGATGGGGTATGCTGTCGGTTACAATGATGGTGTTGGCTCGGGCGGAGGAGATGTACCGACAGGCGACACGGTCATATACAAGGATGTAACTATTGCTAAGCAGTGGAATTTGGCGGGGACGCCGTTTGCGATCGCACTGTTTGATGTGCATAGCGACAGGCTGATTTGCGGTGTAAACAGCGTGAGAGTGTCCACAGCAAGGGAAAAATGGGACAGATGCTTTGTGTATTATTGGGTGGCAATGGGCTTGATTTATAATGGCGACATCGTGACTGTAAATCCGCTTGAAAGTGTTAGTGACGGTTTGGTGCTTAACGGCACACCGTACTTGCAAGAGTTTAGCACTGTAATTAAAAGTGTAGGCGGTGATGCTGTACTTAATCATACAAGCACTACGTCCAGCAGTGGTGTTGTAACACACACTTTTTTAGTTACCATTACCCCAACAGTGACAGCACACAACACAACTTATTATCACAACGAAATAATTGCTGAAGGTGATAAAACGGCAGAACTTGGGTCAAGCAGCGTGCTGTCGTGGAGATTTACAGTATCCGCCGACGGCACTAAACAAATGTCAGCATATGATCCTTATTGGTTTTTTTATCCTACGAAAAATAACGGCGCAAGCTACATCGAAAAAGGAACCTTGGGTGTGCCTAAGGGGACATCAACACAGCAGCTGTTACAAACGGGACTGCTGGCGGAAACGCTTAAAGAAAGCCTGCTGAATGCGGGCGACAGTATTACTTTAGAGGAGGTATAAAAACTATGGCAACACTTACTAAACCAACAGGTACGGTAGCTCTGACAGGGGCTGCCGAAAAGGTAACTTTGCCCGCCGTTTATGGCTGGGTGTGGGTGAAAAATATGTCCGACGGAGATATTTTTGCGGGACTGTCCGCCGATATTTCCGAGGGTGCGGACGGGGTCATGACTATTCCCGCAGGCGAGTGCGGACAGCTGCAGACGGACGGGTTTAGCTCGGTGTATCTGCTCGGTTCGGGCAAGGCACTCGTTGTGGCTCAGAATTATGCGGACTGCCCTTTTAAGGCGGCTAAGAAGGGAGGTGGAAGCAGTGAACAATTAGGCATATATCCATTAGACCCGCAGACGGGGCTGCCGTATGGTGATATAGTCATACCTAACGGTGTAACAAAGCTGTATCAAACGTTTAAAAACAACAGCAACATAACGTCTGTTACATTGTCTGACAGCGTAACTGAGGTCGGGTATCTGGCGTTTAGCGAGTGTAGCAATTTAAAATCTATAGTATGGGGCAAAAGCGTTAAAACAATAGGGCAAAATGCGTTTGCATACTGTTACAAATTGGCAGAAGTAATTATACCAAATACTGTTACAGATATATCGTCATTTGCGTTTAGAAAAGGTACTGCACTGACAAAATTACACGTGCCGTCGTCTGTAATCAATTTGCATTATCAGGCGTTTGCAAATTGCACTGCGCTAACCGATGTGACGGTAGGCGCAGGTTTTAAATGTGATTTAACGTTGAATGAATGCACGTTATCCGCTGATATTATCAATGCAATTATCGCAAATTACGCTGAGAACAGCGGTAAAACGCTGACGATAGGAAGTACTAATCTTGCGACACTGACCGACGAGGATAAGGCTGCTGCGGCGTCTAAGGGTCTGACGCTGGCGTGATCGGGGGTGCTGATTTGTTTGAGATTACAGATGTAAATGGTCAAATTTGTATAAATCTGACTCGCAATGATTCCTGCGAAATCACGACTTATCCGTACACAGATGACGGGTCGGGCGGTGAGCTGCCTATCTCTCTTGATGATGGTGATGTGGTGATGTTTGCGGTTGCAAGTCGGACGGGCAGGATATATCTCCGTAAGGTGCTGACTAACAAGGACGTCGATGCGGAGGGGTATCTCGTTTTAAAGCTCTCCCCCGATGATACGGCGGATATGCCTGCGTCGGATTATGTCTTTTCCCTGGCGTATATGCCTGATAACGGTGCTGAGTGCTACACTTACGTTACCGGTATCTTTAATTTGATGACTGCTGTGGCGACTGTAAAGCAGCTTGATGGCGGTGATGTCGGTGGTTAAGGGTAAGATTTCGGCGGGCGTCAGGATAACTGGTAATATCAATGGTGCGGGGTCTGTCAGCGGGCAGATTGGCAAGGCTCAGGGTGTGTATGTGCGGGAGCTGGAGTTTAAAAACAGATTTGAGTTTCCCAGCATTGGCAAAAGCGATATGATATATGTGGCTACCGATGAGCATGCGGCGTATATCTTTGATGGTGAGCAAAACGTATATATCTGTGTTGGCAGGGATTACAGGGAAATAACTGTTATACAGGGGATTTGAAAGGTAGGATAATATGATTACTTTTGAAGTAGGCATTTTACTCAAAAACAAAACTACGGAACAGTGGGCTGCTGACAAAGACGTGCAGCGTAAAGGCTGTGCGTGCGTTGAGTGGGCAGACGACGGAAAGACAAAGCTTAAGGTAGGCGATGGTGTAAGCACCTTTGCTGACCTGCCTTATATCGGCGGTGAGGATATAACTCTTGATAATATCCTGTCAGCGTTGGGATATACGCCTGCGGACAGCAGCAAGATAGGCGTTGCTAATGGTATAGCAAGCCTTGATGACGGCGGAAAGGTGCCCGCTGACCAGCTGCCGAGCTTTGTTGATGATGTTATTGAGATTGCAGATATATCCGCTGCGCCCGAAACGGGTGAAGTTGGTAAGATATATGTGGCTATTGATACAGGCAAATGCTACCGTTGGAGCGGCACTATGTATGTTGAGATTAGCACGTCCGATGTTGTCACAGCGTCCGATAATAATGGATATATCAAGGTTAATGGTACCGATGTTAAGGTGTATAATCACAGTCAGTCGGATTGGAACGAAACTGACGAAACCGCCGAGGGGTATATCAAGAATAAGCCTGTTATCCCAGAGGGCGTTGTGGTTGACACGGAATTATCCGACACGTCCGACAATGCTATCGCAAACAAGGTTGTTAAGGCTGCGCTTGATGGGAAGCTCAATCTGACGGACAAGCTGATACTTAATTGTACGTTGTAAGGGGTGAGATTATGGCTGATTCGGCGACAACTCCAGCTGTAAAAAATACTGTCGAGCTGGATGCGGACGTTAATGTGGAGTTTAACGAGGCGACGTCACGACAGCAGATTAATTCAGGTGAGAGTGTCAAGACGTTGTTTGGGAAACTACGAAAGTTTTTGGCGGATTTGAAGGCGGTGGCGTTTTCGGGGTCATATAATGATTTGAGCGATGCGCCTGAGTCGCTGCCCGCTAATGGTGGTAATGCAGATACTGCAAAACAAATAAATTGTGATACAATTATAGGTACAGATGAATCCTGCACTTATCATACAATTCTTGATTGGGCTAATCATTATGAATATCAAGGATGTTCCGCATGGGCTTTTGTTTTAATTAATGATATACCTGATGATGCACCTGAAAGAGAGGACGGTGTTGTGCGTATTGAATCAGATGAAACTGGTGAGAGAAGGTTGGTCACTTGGATTACATATAATAAAACCCTCACTCATATCTATCATAGATCAATCTACAACAGCAGTTGGAATACCGATTGGTCTACTATTGATACTGATACAGTAGATGGTTTACATGCTAGTGACTTAGTAAGAGCGTTTAATGGCACTGAGATGGACAACAATAGAATTCTGATACCAAACGATGTTCATGTTGGAAATTGGTTAGTAGCCAATGCAGAAGTAGGAATGCAATATTATATAAATCCTGATAGTGCAGGACTATCAGGATTACCTGATGGAAATGTTAGCTGGGCATGGTTTATCTTTAATGGGGTTGAATATTTTGCAAAAACCATAGAGGATAGACTTTTCTATATGAACTATATTAATTCATATAATGGCTGGAGTGAAATTTATACATCAAAAAGTAAGCCATATGTGACAGGGCGAATTAGTGCATCATACAGCACTGAAGTTCAAAATTTCAATTGTTTGGATTTCACTCCGAGTGTGGTGATATGCCATCATGCAGAAGAGTATTCAACTGGTGGTACGATAAAATGGGCGGCTCCCATAACTAATGGATTTTCATTAACAATTAATGATACAACAGCTACTTATGTAGATTATATTGCATTTAAATAAGGGCGGTGATTTTATGGTAATTTACAAAGATAAACGATTCATAACGAATTCAGAACACCCCGATGATGATTTCATGGGTGATGCTGATTATGTCATTCCCGACGGCTCGGAGCCGGCGCAGAAGATACTTGATTTTTATCCGAATTTTGACTTTGTTTTTGATGATGACGGGAATATTTCCGATGTTGTCGAAACGGAGTCGCAGCCCATACCCGAAAAGCTTCCCGATCCGCCCACAAATGCCGAGCTTGCGGCTGCTATTGCCGAACTTGCGGAGGTGATTTGCGGTGGTTAAGATTTTTGTGTATCAGATAAAGACGGGGAAAATGACAATTGACGAGGTGCCCGAGAGGTGGCGGGAACAGGTCAGAAAGGAGCTTAACGATGGAGATAACTAAAATGTGGCTGACGGTCAACCCGTACAGCAGACCGGGGACTATCCGCAAGCGCACCGAGAAAATAGCTGTACATTATGTGGGGAACCCCGGAACGACTGCGCTGAATAATCGGAATTATTTCAATAATCTGGCGAAAAATCATTCCCGCTATGTATCATCAAACTACATAGTCGGGCTTGATGGCGAGGTGCTGGAGTGCGTACCGCCCGAGGAGATAGCATACTGCACTAATCAGGCTAATGAGTACAGTATCTCTATCGAGTGCTGTCACCCCGATGCAACAGGCAAGTTTACGGACGCCACCGAAACGGCACTGGCTGAGCTTTGCGTGTATCTGCTTAAACGGTATCATCTGACTGCGGACGATATTATCCGTCACTATGATGTGACGGGCAAACAGTGCCCATTGTATTGGGCACCGACAAAGTATCAGCCCGCAGAGGTGGCTAACGGGCGATTTGCGGCGTTTAAAAATCGGGTGCGTGATATGATGGGCAATGCGTCCGACGTGCCCGAGAGAGTCGAGGAGCTGCCGTTTTGCGTTAAGATAATCGACAATGCGCTTAATATCCGCAAGGCACCCGGGACAAGCTCGGAGGTCGTTGGTGTGATACGGGGTGGCGGTATCTACACGATAGTTGATGCCGAGATGGTCGGCTCTGTACGATGGGGCAAGCTTAAATCGGGTATAGGCTGGATTAGCCTGTGCGATAAATATGTCAGGAGGATTTGACTATGGACAACATTTTTAAAAATATCCTTGCGGGGGTGTGTACCGTGCTGAGCTTTCTTTTCGGCGATATGGAGGGGCTTATGATTGCTCTGATTGCTCTGATAATCCTTGACTACATATCGGGCGTTATTGCGGCTGCCGTCGAAAAGCGACTCTCCTCAGAAGTTGGCGCTAAGGGTATCGCAAAAAAGATTTTTATGCTGCTTATCGTTGCTCTGGCTAATATAGTTGATACGAGTGTCATAGGTGATGGGCACGTTTTGAAAACTGTTACTGTGGTGTTCTATATTTGCAATGAGTGTATTTCCCTGATAGAAAATGCAGGGCGCATTGGGGTGCCTGTGCCGAAGAAGCTGCTTGATGTGTTGGAGCAGCTGAGGAATAAGGACGAATAAGGAGCGCCGCCTCGGGGAGATTTAGCTCCTTGGGGCGGCGTTTTCGTGTCATATTTCGTGGCATATAATTATAGTTTCGTGTCATATTTCCGCAATTTTTGTTATTTTCTATAACTTTATGCAATAAAAAATGCCTATTCTACGTGATTTACGTAAAATAGGCATTTTTGATTTGGCGCAGAAAGAGGGATTTGAACCCTCTTGTAAATTCGCTTCAACCCGCTTATCTACGTTATTTATTAATTATTCGTGTCATATTTCGTGGCATATATCTCAGAAAATTTATTTTTCATCGACTCCGCTATCTGCTTTTCTTTCTCTACGTATAGGTGCTGATAAACATTTTTTATCATATTGGCGGACGACTGCCCCAGACGTTTCATAGCGTATTTATCGGGCACACCATTGGCAAGCATCAAAGAAGCGTTGCCGTGCCGCTGACCGTGCATCGTAAAATGTGGCAAGCCGTGTTTATCACAAAGCTGTGAAAACTTCCTCAATACCGAGGACGGGAGCATTGGGCTTATCATCTCCGATTTATGCTCCGCACGGTCAAGCCGTTCTTTGAGTAAACCGTCCACCTCTATTTCCCTAGTGCTTGCTTCGGATTTAGTAGTATTTTTGATAATGTACTTATTATCCTTGTTCGGCACCTTCGCTGAATGGATTTTAATGGTGCTACCGTCGTAGTCGGACCATTTTAGGGCAGCTATCTCAGACTGTCGCAGTCCCAGGATAACAGCGATGGTAACAGGCAGCTCCACGCTAGTCCCCTCTACTATGTGGAGTATCTCAGAGAGCTGCTGCTCATTTGGGATAATGATCTCCTTCCTCTGCCGCTTCGGAAGCAGTACGCTGTTATAGTCCAGGGCAATCTTACATTGTTTGAGAGCAGCGGTCACAAGCCCAAACTGACTGTTGATGGATTTAGGAGAATAATGAGCAGCGTTGCTGTTCACCCAGCTCTGGAGCGTCTGCTCTGTTACCGCTCTTATTTTCATATCCTTAATATCGCTGATTGCGTTGCGCTTGATTATCTCATATCCTCGGACTGTAGACGGGCTGAGAATGTTCTCCCGAGCTGAGATGTACTGCTCGACAGCTTCAAGGACCGTCATATCTCCTGATACGGTCTTAACTCGTTTCCCGTCCAGATATTCATTCGCCATACGTTCTGCTTCCCTCTTGGTGGGAGCTGTGAATGATTTATATTTGTCCGTGAGTTTATCGTAAACCCTAACACGATAATTCCCGCTGGGGAGTTTTTTTGCTGTTGCCATATACATTCCTCCTTGACAATGTCAGGGATTTGTGATATAATAATTGTTGGTAAGGAAACGCCAACGTGTTCAATCCCTGTTCCCCGTTCGATGTGGCTGCATCGGACGGGGAGTTTTTTTATTTTCCCCCGTTCCACTCGGTTCGGGGGAGTTTTTTTTATTTCACTCTGCTTAGAAAAACGACCGCTTTCCCGAGAATGCGAATGTCGTTAAGCTCCTCGTTGGTGTAGACAAACGGCTCATAAGCGGGATTTTCGGGATTAAGGACAAGCTTATTCTTTTCGGGATAGTAGTAAACACGCTTCAAGGTGACTTCGTTATCAATGGAAACGGCAGCTATTTGCCCGTTCTCCACCTCGGGGCATTGTTTGATGAATACAATATCACCGTCATTGATACGGGCGTTTATCATGCTATCGCCCACACAACGAAGGCAGAAATCGGCGTTTATGTCGTTCGGTAAGGAAATCCATTCATCTTCTTCACGATAGATAGGTTCGCCGCAGGCTACTGCTCCGAGGAGGGGGATTTTTCGCATTTGGGGCATGGGCTGGAGCTGGGGGTATTTTTCGGTTATGTTTTCGGAAG